TTACTGGCAGCCGGGCGTCGCCGGCCGCACCGCGCACACCCATCCCTGCACTGCCTTCAGTTTGTCGATCTCGCGCTGGTCGTCGCCGGCGACCCCGAAAACGCGCTCTGCAACCGCTGGGTCGAGGTCTGCGACGGCGGCGGCACCATCGCCCACGCCGGCGGCGCCGGCAGCTCCGGGCAGACCGTCGGCACCGGCAGCAGCGCAGTTCCGGACGGCGACGCGCAGCCGGTCAGTGCCAGCAGCGAGAGCAGCGCGCAGGCTGCGATTTTCGGTTTCATGGTCCGTTCGCTCCTTCGTGAGTTGTGCGTCGACGGCCGCCACCTGCGAGGCGGCCGCGTCGTGGGCAGCGATCGTGCGCTGTTCTGCGGCGAGCGCCGCCTGCGAGATCGAGGCCAGGTCGCCGGCGTGCCGCTGCGCGTCCGCCGCGCGCGCGGCCTGCTCGTCGGCGAGCTCGCGCGCGCCGATCAGGTGCTCGACGCCGGCGCCGGCCGCCGCGCCGAGCAGTGCGGCCAGCAGATACGGCCATGCGAATTTCAGGAAGATCATTTCGGCTCCTTCGCGTGCCGCTGCTTGAGTTCGTCCGGCGAGTAGACGAAGTCCGGCAGCAGGAACGCCTGCACGCTCCAGACCGGGTCGCTTTCCTCATGCCGGCCGTGACCCTTGCCGCGGTGGTGCAGCGCGCACAACAGCAGCTGGTTGTGGGTCGAGTCGACGAACGTCTCGGGCTTCGCCGGATCGAACGCCTCCCAGTCGAAGCCCTGCGTCAGCCGGATCACGTCCCAGACCGGGTGTTGGCGCGGGATCGGCACGATGCGCTGCAGCTTGTGGCTGAACATCGTGTCGACCTGGTTCAGCGCGACGCCGCGGATCCACTTCCAGTCGATCGCGTGCGAGAACGCCCACTCGAAGAACCGGTGGTGCGACTCAACCGCCTGGTCGTCGCCGCACACGGCGCACACGTAACCGCCCTCCTTCTTCATCTCGCGCTTGCTCGCGCGGAAGGTCGCCGACTCGCTGCGCGGCTCGTGGTCCGGGTAGAAGACGTCCTCGGACAGCGTGCGGCGCGTCTCGTGAGTTTTCGTGGTCGTCATAGATCGCGCTCGCAGAGTGCGCGCTCTTCGGCGCGCCGTTTCACCAGGCCGGGCAGCACGCGTCCGTCCGAATAGACCCATTGCGGCCGGCCCGCGTCCGACTGGTTCATCGCGCGGCATGCGCCCCGCCAGTCGCCGGCATTGAAGCGTTTCGCCGTCGCGCTGCCGCAGTACGCCGACGTGCCGACGTTGTAGGCGAAGCTCACCGCGGCCGCGAGCTGGTACGTGTGCCCCTTCAGGCCCGGCGTGCAGCGCAGGACCGGCTCGGCGTGCGCGATCAGCTGCCGCTCGAGCGACTCGCGGCACTCCGCCTCGCTGTATCGCTGGCCGACGACGACGTTCGTCGTGTCGCCCATGCACTTCGTCGGGATGCCGACGGGGTCGAGATAGCCGACCAGGTTCGTCCCTTCGAACTTCGGAACGATGGAAAAAAGAAGGGCTGCCGTAGCAGCCCCAACAATACCCGCGAGTGTCTTTTTCGGCACGTTAGCCATTGTGCGTCTCCAGTTCATGAAGGCGCGCTAACGACTCGCGCTCCTCCCGCTTGTCCTTGCGGTACATGTAGATAGCGTTGAGCGCGAACGTTGCAACCGCAGTCACGATACCAACGATGACGCCGATGTCGGTCAGCGTCATCGATGACGCCAATGCAACGCCGCTCCCGGCGTAGCTGGCAACTTCAGTTGGGCTTGCTTTCATCGAGTCCCCGTAAACGAAAAAAGCCACCCGAAGGTGGCTGAATGTTTCGATCCGCAGTTAATTCACACGGCATCAAATATCTATTACATACGACCTTTCTTCATTAAGAAATAGTGGCCGCCTTTGAAAATTTTGACGAAGCTCTTTCCCTTTTCGGATTGAAGAAACTCATCCATCGCGAGCAACGCCCCATAGAGCCCGGGGGTACATGTCGGATCCTCTGACAAAATGACGCCTCCTGGTTGGATGAGGTCTGCAACCTTGTTCAGCGCAGCTATCGTCGGCTCGTACATGTCTACATCAACGTTCGCGACAGCGATCTTTGCGATCCCGCTCGGCAGTTCATCAGCGCAGATGTTCGAGGCGATAAGCTCGAACGGTGTCCCCGCCTCGGAAAGCGTCTCGTCGACGTAGGCTATCGTTTCGTCGCGACCGAACAACTGATGCGTATCGGCCCAGATTGCATCCGCACTCTTTTGTGCCTCCGCATAATTGAAGCCATCGAAAGTATCAAGAAGCCATGCCTTTCGGGTCGGCATGTCCGGTCTCACTGATTTCAATTCGCTCATGAAATTGAGCGCAGTCAATGCAGAGCCACCAAGATACACTCCGATTTCCACATAGTCCCCGTCAACTCCCGCGACCATATCCAGAGCCTCACAAATGTTCTCGTGAACAGACGGGTCAAGATGAGAAATTCGCTCACCCTTCTCCCACGTCTTTCTCATGGCGTTATACGCCTGCCGATTCACGAAGCGATATTGAGTCTTCGTGAAACTGAGATGTGGAACGAAGGTACCACCGCGTCGGTGAATTTCGCGAATGATGGGCAGCGCATCCGAATCGCACTGGAAGACGACGTAAAACACGCCGTTCGCGATTTCCTCATCCGAGATGCCGTCTAACGATCTAACAACTCGCCCGATACGCTGCTGCGCATTCAGCGGAACGTCCAGATCGGAGATGATGAACTTTTCTCGCCCTTCGAAGTTTTCCGGACCGAGATCTCGAGTCCGATGCACGAGATTCTCGAAAAGCGTTGTTTCGTCAAAGCGTTTGAAGGGGGCCATCGTCCGGAGCTCAGGGTGTTTCGGAGGCCGCCACTTTACCATGCCTCCGCCTGCCCTACGACGGACGCATCAGTTCGTCGAGGCAGGCAGCCCGACTTTCGATGCTTCATCCTTCGATTCGAAATATGCCAGCCATCTGGAGTCGCTCGTGTCAATTTCTCCTTGATATGGCCATGTCTCGGGATCTTGGGGGCCAGCCGCATAGCCGATCACGGTGGACTCTGCCTCGTCCGCGTATTGCACATTGATTCTCGACATGATCAAACCTCATATCCGGACACGTACAGCGAGAACGTAGGAGTTCCAGCGCTATTCGTCGCTGTATAGTACAAGGTCTGCGCCGTTGCGAGATCGATAGACCACGTGCCAGTTCCAGATGTTCCGCCCGACTGGCTGACGTTTTGAACTCCGAGCGCATTTGTTGTCGAGTCGGATTGAATTGCCATCCCGACATTCGACGCCGATGTCGAAGCAACTACGATGATCCCCGAGGCGCGAACTGCCGCCTTGGGAACCGCGCCCGAAAGAGAAAAGCTGACAGGCATCGAAGACGTTGTTGACGTCTGAAAAGTGAGCAATGACGGAACGGTGACGCGCCGCCCGTTTACGAGACAGGCTTTGAGCTGACCCACGGTGCTGCTCATCGGAAGCACGGCGAGCAGCGCCGAAGCGGTATAGGCACTCGGCAGTCCCGCCGAGCCGCTGTACGTCGTCGACGCCGCCGTCGCGCCTTCCATTGTTCCGTACGCCATCGGGTTGGTCGCAGACAACGGCAAGCTCGGAGCATAGGCCGCATAGACCGCGAGCCAGCCGCCGGCCGTCGCCGTGCCCGTGTCCATGCCGCCGGCGCCGATCGTGCCGAGATTGAGCGTCTTGTTGAAGCTCGGCAGCATATACGACAGCCCGCCCAACCCAGTCGCGACGACAAGCTGATCAGCCGTGAAGGTGATCGAAGTCGCGTTGGCCGCGCAGGTGGCTCGCAGTTTGCGCGCAGCGCCTGCAACGTCGATCGACTGGGCGCTGACAGCAGCCTTCAAGTTCGCGAGCAGCGTCGCGGTCGTGCCGTCGTCGATCGCATTCTGCCCGGTCAGGTCGGCGATGAACTGCGCGAGGACTGCGGCCATGATGCTCGATTGGCGCCAGACCTTGTTGAGCTGCGCCGATTGCGCCGTTCCGGATTGGAAGCCGCTCAGGCGGGCCGCCAGTGCGGCATAGGTGGGCTGATCGATGACGTTCGCGGCACCACCGCCACCGAACGGGAGAAAATCACTGGTTGCCATCAATGCTCCGGGTAATAAAAAAGCCGCCCGAAGGCGGCTCAAGGTGTGGAATGCGCTGGGTGGATCAGACCGGCTTTCCCCAGGCGCCGGCATCGAAGCCGGCGACGAACTGGTTGTTCATGTCGAAGCCGAACATCGGGGCGCCGTCGACAGTCGTGACGATCGTGTAGTTGACGCGCACGCCCTCAGGCTTCAGCGGGATATAGCCGCCGGCGAGCAGCGCGAGAAACACCGCGGACGGAACCCTTCCGGCGATCCCGATCGTCATCGACATGTCCTGGTGGTCCTCGATGAACACGTGCGTGTCCGCGCCGAAGATGCTGTTCAGGATCACCGCGCTCGATGCGAGCGTCCCGTCCCAATGGTTCGCGCCGATCTTGGCGCGGATGACCAGCCGGTACGTGTCGTCGTCGAGGATGGTCAGGCCCGTGTCGGGATCGAACGGCCCCTTCCAGATCCCCTGATCGAAACCAAGTCCGTCGATGTCGAACGAGAAGTAGATCCCAGTCAGTGGCGTGCGGATCCGCCGCGACACGCCGACCCACAGGCCGACCGTGTCGAGCTGATCGCCAACGGCGACGTCCAGGTCGAACATGCCGGGCATGCTCGCGAGCAGATTCATCTGGTCGACAAGCGGCTGCACAACAGCCGCGATCGTCGCCATGTACCTCGGCTTGTCGCGGTGCTCCGACGTGATCAGCGCGGTGTAATCGTTCAGGTCGGCCATCAGGTCACCACCAGAGTCACGCTCGCGGGCGTGCAAGACGCCGCTTCGTTGAACTGCAGCCCATAGTCGGGCGTGCCCGCGCCGCGCGGCCCGCTCAGCGTCAGTCCGGACAGCTTGAACGTCACGCCGCCGCCGACGCTATTCGCCGCGGTAAGCGCGTCGCCCCACTCCACGCTGCCGGAAAGTCCGCCGCCGATCTGCACCCCGTTGATGTAGTCCGACACTGCCTGCTGGATCTGCTGGCCGGTCTGTGTCGTGTAGCCCGCGAGCGCCTTGAGCGTGATGGTGGCCGTGATTGGCGCGGCCGTTGGGCGGAAGAACTTGATCGTGATCGGCCGGCCGTAGATGTCCGTGACAACGATCGCCGTCGTGCCGTACGTGCCGGCCCCTGGCGTCTTCTTCGACGCGATCGCGTTGGCGATCGCCGTCGCGTCGCCGCCCTCGACCACGAGCGAAATCGAATGCGACGGGATTCCATTCGCATCCGTCACACTCGTGTCGTTCTCGTACGGGGCATAGCGCGTGACGCCCACGACGTTCGCCACCGCACCGATGATGCCGTCGAGCACCGTAAGCGACGGAAGCGCGGTCGACACGGTCTGGCGCTGGCGCAACGCGGCGTCGGATTCGACCGGCGCGCCGGCGGCCGCATCCGCCGGGTTCGTCACCGTCTGCCAGCCGAACGCCGGCGTCGCGATCTGGTTGATCGTGCCGGCGCGCGCCGCGACAGCACCGATCGTCGCGCACGTCGCCGTAACGGTGATCGTGCCGCTCGGCGGGATCGTCACGGTCGTCGGCAGCAGCCATTTCACGTCGTTGGCGTCTTTCGCCGCGCCGTTCGTGATCGTCGCGCCGGCTTGGCCAACGAGCACCAGGTCAGCGCTCGAGTACGATGCGACCTTGCGCGCGATGCCATTGATCTTCACGTTGCTCGACAACGCGGCGCCCTGGGCCGTGGCCGGGCTGAACGACTGGTAGACCGCGATCGCCATCGAGTTGCTGTCGTTGAACGCAGCCGAGATCACGGCAAGGAGCTGTCCGTCTTTGCTGTCCGGCTCGAGGTAGGTGTCCTGGCCGTAGATCGACCGGTACTTGGTCTGCCAGTAGTCGAGGATCTCGGCATACGACGGCGCGGTGATGCCGTTTGCATCGATTACCGCAACAGGGCTCGAAATCGTCATAGCGTCGTTTGTACCGTGGTGATGCCGTAGATGGTGTTGATCGTCGCGGTGACGCTAAGCTTGCGCGTCTCGGGGTCAACCGAGCTCGAGTAGCTCGTGATCTCGGTCACGCCTTGCGTGCCGAGGATGCACTGGCGAATCGCCGCGTCGTACGTGCCGCTGGTGTACTTCCCGAGGACGTCGGTCGCCCACGGCATGCCGGCAGTCATATCGAGGAACCATTCGCCGCGCTGCAGTCGCAGGCGCGTCAGCACGGCCTGCGCGACCGTCTCAGGCATGTTCACGAGGAAGTCGGCATCGCCCCCGCCGAAGACGTAATCGTCGTCAGCGTCCTGTTTTCGGTATCGCATGAGAACCTCAGTTGACCGGTCCCGTGTTGCCGCCCTGCGGATCCGAGTGCGTGTGCGTGTCGTCGACGCGCTTGCCGTTCGCCGTGATCTGGCCGATCACGTTCAGGATGCCGTTGAACACCGCGGCGGCGCCGCTCGCCGCGCTGCCGATCATGCCGCCGACGAACGTCAGCAGGCCCGTGATCGTCACCGCGGCCGAGAAGGTCGACAGCGGCGCGACGACGTCGAATCCGCCCGGCGCGACGATCTTGACCTTCTGCAGCGTAGGATTCAGGTCGATGTACGTCGCGCCGTCATCGCTGCGCAGCTGCGTCGAGCTGCCGCTCACGCCCGCGAGCGCGCGCGGCCGCGACCGGTAGCCGAGCAGCACGAACCCGTCCGACAGGTCGTGCATGCGCAGCTCGGCCTGCTCCTGCACGCCGCCCGACTGCCACCAGGCGTCGATGCAGCGCGAGGCGAACACGACGAGGCACTCGTCGAGCGGCTTCACCGGGAAGGTCAACGTACAATTTCCGCCGGCGGGAAACTGAACCGGGCAGTCGACCAGCAGCGGTAGCGCGACGCCCTGGATCGTGCCGTCGATGCCGCGCACCTGCGCCTTGATGGCCGGCTGCACGCTGCATGTCAGCGCTGCGGCATCAAACGCCTGGATGATGCCGGGCAGCGCTGTCCAGATGCCCGCGCGCACGCCGTCGAACGCTTCACGCAGGGCGACCTCCGGGTCGCCTACCCTTTCACGTCGATCCATGGGATGAAAATGAAAAAACTGCTGTTGACCGCCGCGCTGCTCGCGCCGCTCGCCGCCTTCGCCGACGACGCCTACGTCTACCCGTTCGCCGGCATGAAGGTCGCCGTGACCGTCGAGAACGAATTCCCGACCATCCTTTACACGGCGAAGAAGTGCGAATTGCCGCTCGCGAACGCGAAGAACATGCGGCGCTACGAGTCCTACCGCGGCGTATGGGACATCGGATGCTGGGGCGAGACGATCGACGGCGACGCCGTGATCATCGTGCCGAAGATGCCGACGAAGTCGATGCCGCTCAACGTGCTCGCACGCGCAGACGTGAAGCGCAACGGCGAGAACACGACGATGACCATCAAGGCACTGCCGACGTACGGCCGCTAGCCAAACCGCTTGATCACGTCGGCAGACGGCACCGCCGCCTTGTCCTTGAACGAATCGGGCAGCACCGTGACGTCGGCCGCGAGGCAGGTCGTGCTGGTGTAATACTCGTTCGAACGCGTATCGCCCGAGTGCTCGGCGAGCATCACGTAGTAGAACCCGTCGTCCTGCAGCTTCGCCTGCATCTCGATCCGCTCATTCTCAGCCTGCTGGCCGACGTTCAGGCTGTACTCGTACTGCTGGATGCTCGCGTTGTCGAGCCAGATCAGTCGGCCGATCTTCACGCTCGGGTTCAGCAGCATCTTCACCTCGATGCCGTTCGCCGTCTGCTGCGGCAGACCGACCATGCCCGTCTCCGAGGTAATCTTCGGTATGTCGCCGGGCATGTACGCGGTCTCCGGCACCAACACGACCTTTCCGTCCTGGATGCTCCAGACCGTCTGGGTTGTTTTCGCGATACCGCGGAGGAAATCGCGCGCCATCCCGAACATGACCTTGCCGCGCGGCAGCGGGTTCGACGTCACCTGCGGTACGTAGCCGAGCGACACGCCGTACGGATTCATGGCCGCGATCGCGACGGAGACGTGGTCCGTCGCGACTGAGCCGGCCGCGAGCGTCGTGTTCACGACGGCGAAGTTGTACGCGGAGTCGCCGTCCGCCGCGGTGATGTCAAGGAACGTGTCGGTCTGGCTCTCGCGCCCGCGCCGCACTTGCTTGATCTGGCCGTCGAAGATGATCCCGTAGTTGCCCTCGTAGCCGGCCTGCAGCACGACGCGCGTGAACTCCTTCTGCGCGCGCCGCGCCGTCGTCGCCGAGACGTTGTACACGCGGATGCGCGCCGAATTCGGCGTCTGCAGGTCCCCGCGCTGCACGCGGAACACGATCCGCAGCTCGGACAGGTCAAGCGCCTCGCCGCTGTCGAAGCCGATGACCAGCGACACCTTGCGGCCGAACTGCTGAACGCTCATTGGTCCGTCACCCAGAAAACGTGCGATCCGATACCGAGATCCTCGTACGTCGGAACGTCGTCCGGATCAGCGGCGCCCTGCACCCACAGCCGCCCCTGAAAGCCGAGGTGCTTGTACTGCGCGAGCAGGTCGACGCCGGTTACCAGCGGGATGCCGGAAACCAGCGGGTTGTCCGAGGCGTCTGCGATGTCGAGCACCCACCCCGCACCACCGGCCTTGCGGTACTGGACGGTCAGGCGATAGTCGACCCCGCTCAGCGTCACGGTGAAGCGCTCCGGGCGCGGCGAAAACGGAATCTCGAAAAAGCTCGGCATTACATACTCCCAGGCGGTACCGCGCCGCCCGGCGCAGGCGTCGCCGGCATGGCGGCCTTCGTGCCGCCGTTCCCCGTCTCGGCCGTCGACGCCGGATCGGCCTGATTCTCGCGCGGCGGCAGCTTCGTCACCTGCGTCTGCACGATGCGGATCTGCTTGAGTGTCGCCGTCAAGATCAGCGCGCTCGAAGTCTTCGCGTCGGTCGTGAGCCGCAGCCCCTGCAGAAGCATGTTCCGGTAGGTTCGGCGGCTCGTCGTCACGTCGAACGGCGTACGGTCCTCCTGCAGCTTGAGAAGCTGCGAGTAGATCGCGTTCACGTATTGCGCGGACGGCAAGCCACCACCTTCGAACGTCGCTTCCGCGGCGCCGAGCAGCGCTTCGTAGTCGGCGTTGCTCCAGCCGCAACGCATCGCGAGATCCGGCTGGCGCTTGAAGGCGTGATCGGTGATCTGCGCCCCCTGCTCCACCGGATGCTCCGTGATGGTCAGCTCGTCGTTGTAGACCTCCTCGATCGCGACCTGCACCCGGATGCTGCCGATCTTCTTCGGCGAGATCATGATCATGTCGAGGGTCATGCGATCACCCCCTGAAGGTTCCGTACCATGTCCGAGTTCACCGCGCGCTGCTCGCGCTCCACCGCGCGGCCGGCCGCCGATGGATCGCCAGCACCGTTCACGTGGATCTGCGTGGTCTGGTTCACCTCGATCCTTCCACCGCCGGCGCGCGCGCCAGCGGCTTGCGCCGCGACGGCGGCCGGCTGCTGGTACGTCGCGCGCGTGTTGCGCAGCGCGGCCTCCATCTCGGCAGCCGTGATGCTCGCGCGGTTGTTGCCCTTGCCGGCGTAGTAGCTGCGGCCCGTGTCCGGGTCCGCCACGCTCGCCCACTCGCGCGACGCCGCGCGCAGAGCCGCACGCAAGTCGCCGCTACGCCCCTCGACGTAATCCGCGATCGCGCGCCGCTTGTTGCGCACCAGGTACTCGCTGAAGATCCGGTCTTGCAGCTTCCGGTCGAACATCTCGCTGCCGTTCAGCTTCATCGCGCTCGCTGCTTCGGACAACGTGCCTCCGATGATCTGGTAGCGGCCCGCGGCATTGAACTGGCCGGCGCGCTGCGCCGCCATGACCTGCGCCAGCGTCATGCCCTCGAGGTTCTCCGTCCCGGACCGGTATCCGCCGCGCGCGCCGCGGTTCACGCTGTTGTAGTCGCCCTCGCCGCGCGAGATCAGGCGACCGAATGCCGTGTCGGCCAGCCGTTCCATCGTGCCGGCGGCACCAGCCGGCACCGCCGCGGGCACCTGCGAGGCCGCCGACGGCGCGCCGCGCGGCGCCGTCAACTTGGCGCCGCCCCCGTCCTTCACGCTGTCGATCTCCTCCTGCGTGTACCCGCCCGTCGCGTCGAGCCCGCGCCGATCCTTTCCGGTCAGAAAGTCCCAGATCGAGCGGAATTTTCCGCCGGACGCCTTCGAAATCCACCCGTCCACCGAATCACGCAGCGCATCACCGATCTTCCAGCCGACGAACGCGGCTCCGGCGACGGCCGACAACCGCAGCAGCAGCCCGATCAGCGAACCCACCTGGCCGATCACGCTGGAGATTCCACTCGCGGCGCCGGTGCCGGCCGCTCCCATCGCGCGGAGCGCCGCCGCGGCCTTCCAGATCCCCTTGGCGATCCGGAACACGCCCAGCGCCTTGAGCGCCACGCCGAGCAACAGGATCTTCGTCGACCAGCCGTTCGTCCCGTGATCGAGCTCGATGAATTTGTCGGCCAGCCATGCCAACGGCGGCCCCATCACGGCGCCCGCCTTCAGCACTGCGTTCGCGATGTCCGCGATGCGATCTGCGATCTGCTCACCGTGCTCGTCCATCCACCTCTGGAATCGATCGAGCTGCGGCCCGATCTTCTGCAGCATCGCGCCTTCGACGCGGATGCCGAGGTTCTCGAACGTCGTGCCGAGCCCGCGCAGCTGCGTCATGAAGCGATGCGAGTCGTCGGCCGCCTTGTCCAGGCCGGTCGTCTTCGACATCTCGCGGTACTGCTTCAGGAGCTTCTCGAAGTCCCCGTTGCGCATCGCGAGCATCAGGTTCTCGTCGATGCCGAGGATGTTCCCGTACTGGCTCGCGAGCCACGTCGGCTTCTTCGCCAACGCGCCGCCGAGGTCGGACATGATGTCGACCGTATCGCGCAGCTCGCCGTTGGCATTGCGCGTCTGCACGCCGAGCGTAGCGAGATAGCCCTCGCCGGCTGGGTTGTTGCGCAGGAAGCGCGCCAGGTTCTCGATCGTGCCGGTCGCCGCCTCGGCCGAGACGCCCATGTTCCTCGCGGCGAACTCGAACCCGCGCAGGCTGGTCGCCGACGCGCCGGTGCGCTGTGCCACGAAATACAGGCGCTCGAGCTTCGACGCGAACGCCGCGACGCCGGCGCTGACGGTCAGAGCCGCACCGGAAATCGTCGTGATGAGCTGCTTGACGCCCTTGGTGGTGTCCTCGACGCCTTCCTTGAACTTCTTCAGGCCCTTCTCGTCGACCTTGAAACCGAGCGCGACCAGGAATTCGCGAATGACGACGGAATCAGCCATTTTCTCTTTCCATCTTGCGGCGGAACGCCGCTTCGTTGTCTGCCCGGACTGCGAGGGAGTCGTTCATCAGCGCGACGTCGGCGAGGCCGAGCGTTCCATCGAGCAACGACTCGTACCGGCACATCTGCGCGTGCACCGGCGCGAGCAACCAGTCCTCGCCGCCGGGCAGCGTGCGGATCCAGCCTAGGTCGCCGCTGGGCTGCTCGCTTGGCTGGTAAGCAGCCCGCTGATAAAAGGGCCGAGGTTCGCCACGACGACGCGCACGACGAGCGGCAGCATCACGTCGATGCCGATGTCGTCGAACATCGACGTCTTGTGCGCCGCGGACCACACCTTCGCCCAGCCCGCACCCTGCCACCGTTCGACGACGGACAGGCACGTGCCGAACACGTATTCCGCGTCGTCGTCCTTCAGCGCGGCCAGCGCGTCGGCGAACGGCTGAAGCACCGGCGCGATCGCGTCGACCAGCGACAGCAGGTCGCGCGACTTGTCTGCCGCGGGCGCGGCCACTTCCTCGCCAGGCGCCCCGCCTTCAGCGAGCGCCGCAAGCGCGGCGTTCGCGCGCGCCTGCTCGCGCGCGACGTCGGCCTGCTCGAGCTCGGCGTAGAACTTCATCAGCACCGGGATCATCGGCGGGATGATCGGCGCGATGCGCCGCGACACGTGGAACTGCTGCATCGCGCTCAGCTTGCCGATCGCGTACCGCACGCCGTTGAGTTGGATTTCGGTCGTCATGTTCAATACGTCCCGAGAATACGGTCGATCTTGATCGAGTCGAAGACCCACTCGACGATGTCGCCGTCCTTCGCGTACTTCAGGTCCGGCACCTTCTTGAATGCGCAGCTGCGCGCGGTGGCAATGTCGCCCGAGACCGATTGACCGACCTCGATCAGGTTCTTGCCCCACAGACGGCTGTCGAGCGACTGCGCGTCGTACAGCGCCATCAGCTTCGCGTTGATCGGTGCCGTCTTGAGATAGCGCAGCGTGACCTGCCCGGACTTGTCGGCGTGCAGGCTGTGCATGCCCTCGCCGTCCGAACCGATCGTCATCGTGTTCTTGTCGCCAGCGGCCGCGAGCGTGATGCCTTCCTCGGCCGTTGCCTCGCCGTAACCGAGAGAGAAGACGCCGCCGGGCCCGACGAGCGTCGCGTTGACATCTTGAAACGAATAGGTTCCCGACATGGGATTCTCCTGTTACCGGTTGACGTTGACGAGGATGTCGACGCTGTGAATCGCGCCCGCCTCTTTCGCGGCTACCTGGAACACGACGGACTTGCGCGCCTCGCGGTCCGCCTGCGACTGCGTCGCGATCGGCGGCGCATAGACGTAGTAGCCCTTCGCCAGCGTGTCGCCCTGATTCAGCGCGCCGAAGCCTCCCGAGTTCCAGACGCCGGGCGCGAGGTAGCCGTTGTTCACCGCCGCCTCGCACGACGACGAGATCTTCGCGGCAATTTGCGCGTTGCCGCCGTCCGTCTGCGGGATCTTCGTCGGGCTCTGGTACAGCAGGTTGTAGACGTCCGTCTCGATGCGATTGCGGAACCAGATCGCGTTGTAGACCGAATCCGCGAACAGGCCGCTCGGCGTCACGCCGTACTGGATGATCGACGTGTCGTTGCTGTAGTTGACGAAGACGTTGCAGTTCTTCGCCTGCAGCGCGTTCGCCTGCGTGCTGGTCAACTGCTCGGCGGCGACGCTCGGTTCCTGCTTGAACATGAGCGTGATCGTCGTGTTGTTGCCGTTGAAGTTGACCGTGAGCAACCGGCCCAGCAGCGACGAGATCGCGTACGGCGTCGAGCTCGAATACTGCAGGATCGTGTACTTCAGCTTAAGCGCCTTCAGTTGGCTGGCGATGTCGGTCAACACGGTCGAGTCGAGCACTTGCGGGTTCTGCGTCGTGATGCCGTAAATGTGCCGCTGGTCGGCTTCGATGAGGGTCGCCACCGCGATGTGTTGAGCGTCGGTGATCGACGCGTCGGCGAAGTCGATGCCGAGGAACTGGTTCGCGAAGCGGTCGAGGAAGATCGTGACCGCGTCGACCGGCTGCTCCGGCCCGATGCCGTCCGCCGGCACGCCGGCAAGGTTGCTCGTCAGGCCGAGCATCGCGGAGATGTCGGCACCGCTGCCCGGCGCGGTCGCGTATCCGACCTTCGAATTCGTGCCAGTGGTGTTCGACGTAACGACGAACTGCGAGCCGGTCCAGGCGATCGTTGCGCCGGTCAGCTTCGCGTTGATCACCGTCGCGACGCCATTCAGGTTCGTCTGCGCGGAGAAATCGAGCGCCGTGACCGACTTCGCGGTGCCGTCGATCGTGATGTTGAACGCACCAGTCGTGATCGCCTTCCAGACTGTGATGTCCTGCTGCGCAGCCGACAGCACTCCGCCGCGCAGCGAGCCGGCCGTCGCCGTCTTCGCCCACCGCCCGATCATCAGCTGTTGCGGCTGCGGCACCTGGTTGAAATACAGCGCCGCGGCGTAGTACTCCGGCGTGTTCGTGCCGAAGTCGGCCGTCACCTCATCGATGCCGCCGTACGAGCGTGCGCGCTCATTGGTGTCGATGATGGCCGACGGGCCGAGAATCAGCCCGGTGTTCATGTTCGCGCCCTGCGCCGCGAGTGCGGCGAGGTTGATCGTCACGCTGATCAGACGCGATACCGGCAATCCGTTGGACATGCTGGTCCCCTACGAGTGGATGTTCGAAACGCCGGCCACCGGCATCGACGAATCCGTCGTCGTCGCCACGGTGGCCGATTTGAGGTTGAGGACCGCGTAGGTCCGGGTTATCTTGCGGCGCAGCGTCACGGTCATGTCGTAGCGCCGCACCCACTGCTGGTTGACCAGGTCCGGCGCCGCGCGGATCGGACCCACGCCGATGAAAGCCATGTCGTCCTTTTGGAGCTGCTCGCGGTTCTGCGGAATCGCGAGGCCATCGGCGAGGCGCTGCGCGTAACCTTTCGCGCGCGGCCCGTAGAACGTGCACAGGACGTCGATGTCCTGGTGCCGGATGTACGTGTCGTGGCCGTCGCCGGCGCCGTCGTGCTGGATCGCCGGGCCGGCGTCCGGCTCCTGCTCCTGCACTCCAAATGCGCACCAGTCGACGGACGGTTCAGGTTGTTTCGGGACGGTTGGCTGCCAGCGCGGACGCACGAGGTCGCCGGGCAGCGCCGTCACGCCCGCGATCAGGTCGTGGACCAGATCGTCGAGAGCATCGTCCTCGTCCGGCGGCGCATCGACGGCTGGCGCCAGGTATCCGCCGGTCGAGCTGTCGGTCATGAGGTCCCCGCGAGAGGCTTGATGTCGCACGTCGCGCAGACGAAGCCGCGGCCGAAGTGCGAGTAGTTGTTCACGTTGACGACGGTGTACGTGACGCCGGCCCAGATCACTTCGTCGGCGTCGTGTCCGGCGCTACCGTCCATCAGCCGGAGCATCGTGTGCAGCGTGATCGAGCCGATGATTCGGCTGCCGTCGGCGTTTCGATGCAGGATGTCGCCCTTGTCGCTGGTCACGACCGCGGAGAACGGCGTCGATGTGGGCGTGTTGTGCGCGCGCCCTTTCTCATCCGTGACCTGCGTCATGCGGTTGCAGATCAGCCCCATGTCCATGAAGTCGGGATCGAGCAGGACGTCGGTGACATCGAGGAAGGCCATTGCTGGATCCAATGCAAAAGGGCCGCGCGAGGCGGCCCTTGGGGTCAGGAAAGCAGGTTGCTACTTCTTGCGGACCACGTACGTGATCGAGTTGCGGTACTGGGCGGTGTCGACCAGCGTGTTCTCGCGCGTGACGCCACGGCGCCGGCGCGCGGCCAGCGTCGAATCAGCGAGTTTGGGTTGGATGTTGCTGTTGATCTTCGCGCGCACCGAGTTCTGTGCGACGAGGCCGGCGCGATTCAGGCTGCGCTCGACCTTTTCGAGATCGCCATCGAGCGCCGCCTCGACACCCTTCTGAAGCTGCGGCTCGAACTTCGGCCGCGCGTCCTGCACGCCGGGCACCAGGTGCGGGCGTGCCGGGATGTTGTTCGCCGGCGAGCCGTTCTCTAGGATGTAGCCGATCTCGGCGTTGCTGAGCGGCTCGCCCTGGTCCTTTCGGCCTGCAGTGCTGTCGGGCACGCCGACGAGCACCTCTTTCTGCACGAGCCCGGCGATCGACTTCAGGACCTCGTTGAGGCGGTCGAATGTCATGCCCATGAGGTTCTCCCGATGGGCATCAGCGGCGTTACAGCTGCATGCCACCCGCGCCCATCATCTGTGCAAGGCTGAGATACCGGATGCCGTACATCGTGGCGTTCCAGAACCCGCCGTCCTTGATCGCGACGGCCGCCGTGTCGTAGCTGGCGCTGACCTTATCGACGGACTTCGCCGACTGCGGTCCGGTCACCTGACCAGGCACGCCGCCCACGGCGGATGTGTTCGTGTCGCGCGTCGAGAGCGCAACGTGATGCGCGGTGACCAGGCCGATCCCAATATCAGTCAGCTCCTGCCATCGCTCGGGATTGACGAGCGACACCGCAACCGTCAGCCAGATCTGGATGACGGCATCGGGGTACTTCGTTGTGTCGCCGAACTCGGGAAAAGTCTGCCTGAACTGGGATACGTCCACGGGTCACCTTACTTGTTGCCGCCCTTGGCGGCCGCCTTCGTCGGGGCCGCGTCGGGCGCCGGATCGGTTATGGCCGGCTCTGCGGTTTCCGGATTTGCCGGAGCGGCCGCGACGCCTTCGGGCAGCGGGCCAGTGTGCGCCTTCGCGTACCAGTGGTCGGCAATGAAGTCCTCGACCTCCTGCAAACCGGCCTCGACGCGCTTCTCGAACTCCTGGCCCTCGCGGATCATCCGGATCGTGAAGGCCTTCACCACGTTGATCAGCGGCATGTCACACCCCGTCGCGGTAGGCCAGCGTTTCCGGATAGACGACCTCGACGACGCCGAGGCGCCCGAAGTACGTCACCAGCTGGCGCAGGTCGCGATACTCGAGCGGCGTGCGCTGCAGCGGCACCAGCGGGAAACGCACGCGGTTCTTGTCCTTCGTGTACGCGACCATGCGGTTCTTGCCCGCCGCGCCGCGGCCGGTCAGCCACTTCGACGGATAGATCTCCAGCGGGCGGCCGTTCAGCTGGTTCGACAGGCTGTTTTCCTGCAGGTAGCGCAACACGCTGATGTTACCCGCATCGCTGACCTTGCGCGACACGAGCCGCGAGAAGTTCAGCGGGTCGACGAGCGCGCGGCCGGGGCAGACGGCATAGCCGGACGCCGCCCAAGCGCTGTTGAGCATCTCGTTCACATCGTCGAGCATCTGGTCCGGCGTCGCCGTCGCCCAGTTGCCGGTCTGCGCGTTCGAGAGGTTCGACACGGCCGCGCTGTTCACGAGGCCGGTCACGCCCAGCACGGTATCGCCGATGTACACCTGCTCGTCGACGTCCATGTTGTGCTTGAGCTGCATGCCCTCGAACTTCTGCTGATCGACCGGGCGGCCGAGCTTCTGCGCGGACTCGAGCTCCGGGATCGTCCAGCCGATCTGCATGCCCCACAGGGTCAACGGGTTCGGCGTCTTGCCGATGTCCAGGCCGAGGCTCGCGATCGCGTTCGCGTCCTTGCCAACCCACGACTTGCCGGCGGGCGACGGGCCGCCAGCGGCAGCGAACATCGAGTTCGTGAACGAGGACACCTCGTCGGCGATCGACACGTCCTCGCGGAGGTCGATGTCGCGCGACCAGGTGACCGACGCGAGCGGCATGTGCAGCGTCTGGTCGAGGCGTTCCAGCTCGCCGACGAGGAACGCGCCGCTGCTGTCGATCGTGCGCGCGTCGAATGTCATCATGCTGTCGCGCGTACGCGCGCGGATAATCGCCGGCGCGCCGACGATCGCGATGCCCGCCGCGCGGGCGAGCAGCGTCTGGTTGTGAGTCGTCATGTCGGCTCCCTTAGATGTTGTAGGCGATTTCGACGTTGCCGGAGGCGTCCGCCGCCGACATGAACGTCGCGCCCGTGATGGCGATCGTGTTCGTGCCGTCGGCCGCCGCTTCGATGCCGCCGATCGGCTTGCCTGCGGCCGCTGCGGCGACGCGCACGTAGACCTGGCCGTCGAGCGCAGCAACACCGGCGTTCAGCTGCACCGTCTGGTAGCCGCGGCGCAGCGCGTCGCCGATGCCCTTCGTCGGTGGCGTCGACGTGCCGAGCGGATCCTGCGAGCTCTGGGTCGGGTACGGCCGCACGAGCAGGCCATAGACCGAGGTGGCGACGTCGCCCGCGCCGATCGGCACGAACTTGCCGTTGGTGATCTTCCCGAACAGGCCGTACGCGGAGAACGGCGCGGTCGGATCGAGGGGAACCGGCTCGATCGTCGACTGCGACGGCCGGGTCACATCGCCGGGAATGCCCGACGGCATGCGATACAGAATTGCGTTGCCCATGAGGCGTTCTCCTTTATTGGCTGGACTGACCGGCCCAGAACTTGCGATTACGTTCGTTGATGTCGGCGATGCTGGTCGGCTTGCCGAAATCGCGCGTGGTGACCTTGCCGCTCGACGCACCGGCGTTGTTCGTCGCGCGCATCAGTTCAGCGGCGCCGGTGAAAATCGTGTCAACGACACGCGCCGGCATGGTGTCGAAATCCGGCGCACGGCGGCCGAGGAACGGCGCGATCGCCGCGCGGCCCGCATCGGTCTGGTACGCCTGGTCGAGCGCCTTGCGCTGGCAGCGGCAGAGCGCGGCCGCGCGGTCCTTCGTCTTCAGGCCGTCGAGCGTCGGCAGCTTGACGCCCGGCGCGAGGATCTCGGCGCGGGCCGGAATCATGCGCGCGGAGTCGCCCGTGTAGATGTCGACGCCTTCCTCGCTGACGCGGCGCGACGGCTCGGCCTCGATGATCGTGTCGGTTGTGCCGTCCGGATTGTCATCGTCTTCCTCGTCTTCATCCTCGGTCTCGTCGTCGCGCTCAGCGTCGCGAGCTTCGATACGCGCCATGCGGCGGTCGAGCGAGCGCAGCGTCTTCAGGATCAGCGCGTTGTCGCCGGTCTTGCTGGCCTCGGCTGCCTCGCGCTTCTTGCGCTCTTCCTCGGACTCTTCGTCCATCGCCTCCTGGCCTTCCTTGAGTGCCTCTTCGACACCGGCTTCGTCCTTCGCCTTCATGGACTTCATCAGGCGATCGAGCCACGCCGGACGGCGCTGGGGCTTGCTGTCTTTCGTCTTCATCTCGGGTTCCTTATCGCCGATCGCGCAGCGCGGGCCGCAGCGGCCGCGAGGGACAATGGCTACGTGGTTGACAACGATGTTCCGCTGTACCCCGCGGCCGGGTGATACCTGTTCGTAGTCGGCCTCGTAACCGAGGCTGACCTCTTCGATTTCTTCGTCCTGCACCGCCGCGATCGTGTCCGGGTGCTTGATCAGCAGGTCGGCCACGAGCAGGTCGGGCTCCAACGTGCTGCGCCGCGGGTTGAGCATCACGCCTTGGGTCAGGCCGGCATAGTTCGACGGCTGGACGAAGTCGTCCGGGTGGTCGAGCGTGACGTCCTTGCCCATGCAACTGGCCATCGTCGCGTCGCGGAAGACTTCTTCGGGCGTGCGGCTGATACGGATCAGCCCGTCCGGCCCGGCCTCGATCGGCACCTCGCCGGCGGCGTACAGCATCTCGCCCGTGCGCGCGACGGGAACGTCCTCGCACAGCAGGAATCCCTCGGGCGTCAGCGAGCGCTTCGGCCCGAGCTTCTGGATCGTGTAGAAGCGCATGTCAACCTTCCATCGTCATTCGAACCGCCCGCGCGACGACCCGCTCGACGCGTTCGTAGTCCGGTTCGGTTCGCGTCATGCACGCGCGCAATCCGACCGCGCGCAGATAGAGCGGCAGCCACCATGCGAAGCGCACGTGCATCTTGATTTCGTGCACGTCCATGCTCAGTCCTCGGAAATGATCGGTTCGGCCCAGCACCGGCAGTTCCAGATCTGCCCCGGGTGGAACCGCATGACGCGGCCGTTTTCGTCGACCTCGGGCGGCTCGGCCCAGGAGCAGACCCTGCCTTCCATCGCGCGGTGGCCGGCACGCACGTCGCTGTCGCCGCTGGTACGCCAGATGTAGTGCGTGCTGCCCACGGCGCGCGCGCGGGCCTCGGTGAGGGACGTTGCGGCGCGCGAAACCTCGGTGCGTGCGATCAGATCGGCGCGGCTCTTCGCCACGGCGCCGGATTCCTGGATCGCTTTCGAGATCGATGCCGCCCGCGTGCTATCTTCGAGCGCTTCGATCGTGAGGCGGTGCACGCGCTCGGCGGCCTCCAGCGGGATCGACTTGATCAGCCCGACTTGCTCGGCCATCAGAGCGCGCATCGTCTCGCCGGTCGGCGCTCGCCGCAGCTCGTCGCGCAGCGCGCGCGACATGTCAGCAGCCTGCTGCATCCACGCCTGTTCGTCGCGCCGGTTCAGGTCATCGAGCATCCGTGCGGCCGTGACCTCGGCCCATGGCGTGAGCGCCTCGGCGTACCGCCTAAGCAGCTGCTCGATGGTCGGCGCCGCGCCGGGATCGCCAGGCGGAAATCCATCGACCAGGGCCCCAACCTGAGCCGCGATCTTGCGGAGCTGCGTCCCGTACCGGCGCTCCGGGCCGCTTAGGCGCACCGGGTTTCGGCGTCGCTTGCGGTCCGTCGTTCGGGTCATCAACATCGGGTGGAAGCTCCGTTTCGGCCGCCGGCGGCGGCTGGTCCTCGGCCTGGTTGATCTCCTCGTCGGTGATCGACGTGAAGACGCCGGTTCTATGGCTCGACGCGCGCAGCTCCTTCATGCCGCCAGCGGGCGTCATCAGCCCCGCGTCGACCGCCTTCGTTACCGCGTCGGCGATTGTGTTGGCCGTCGTCGCCTTCTGCTCGTCGGTCATCTGCCAGAGAGAACGGAAGTCGTACGAGAATCCCTCGGGCGGCTTCGTGCCGAGCACCGACCGGAACATCACCTCGAACAGCTGATTCATCGCGCGGCGCAACCGGCGCTCCTGCTGCTGCTTGATGTTGTCGTAGTACGTGCGCAGGTCGGACTCGCCCGTTGCGTTCAGGCCGGCCGGCGACTGGCCGAGAAGACGTACGAGCGGGATCTGCAGCGCGCCCGCGAGCTGCTGCGCGAACTGGAGCAGAACTGCATCGAGGCCGGTGAATGCGTACTGATCGACCTGAAGGTCGTCAGCCGAATCGATCAGCGACAGTCCTTCGTTGGACTGGAAGCGCCGGATGAAATCGACGTTCTTCAGCAGCGCTTCAAGCGCCGGGCCGCCTGCGGCAATGATCTTGCGCAGGCCATCGACTTTCAGCGTGCGCAGGTGCGCCTTGAACACCAACTGCGCGCCACCCATCGTCGTGCTGTCGAACGCGACAAGGCGGTCTATCAGCCGCTCGATGACCGACTGCCCCCACAGGTTCTCGGCGATGCGCTGCCAGTACGGCAACGTGACGCCGTCGAAGCGAAGTACACGGCTGTAGTGGATCCGCTGGCGCGGCAGCGCCATCGAGTCGGCGACAACGTCGTAGAACTTCGGCATGCCGAGGTCCGGGCCGGGCTCCGTGACGAGGTCGGTCAGCGTCGGCTGCACCAGCCAGCGATCCAGCACGCAGAGGCCTTTGAACTGCCCTTCTGCGATCGTATCGAGGCGCAACGGCTTCGACGCATCCTGCCCGTCGATCATCATCACGGCCAGCGCCCCGCCGTACAGGCGTGCCCACTTGATGGTGTCACAGAGGCTATCCCAGACCGCGAGGTTCTCGAACTCCTGGTTCAGCTTGTCCTTGTCCTCGGGCGCGATGTCCGAGCCGATCTCGACGCCCATCCGCGTCATGTCCTCGGCGACCACATCGACCGCCTGTCCGACGATCCACGACGACCGGTACATCGCCTCCATCTGCACGCGGTTGCGCGAGATGAAGTCGAAGCCGTACTGGTAGGCGGACGACTGGTTCGGCGTGCCGAGCCCGACGCGCGCCTCGAAGTTCTGGAAGCTGTCCGGCGTCATCCACCGTTTCGCGTTGGCGGAATCCGCAGCCATCGCGCGGTATTGCCGCTGCTCGGCCTTGCGTTGCTTTCGATTCATCCTGCCAACCTTGTCCAGATGTCCAGAACCTGCCCGGCCGGCTGGTACGCGATCATGACCGCGTCAGCCAGGTTCGGCGATTTCGTGCCGTCAGGCGCCTTGTCGATGACGATCTTCCCGACGCCATTGACCGTGTACGTCGGCTGCGCGAGTTCCATCGTCAGCGCGGATAGCTCGTCCAGCGCCGGGTCGATGGAAATGATGTCGTCCGGGTTGTACGGTTTGCCCTCTACGACCGCGCGGTACGTCGCCTGGAAGCGCAGCCGCAGCGCCCACCAGGACTGCGCCTTGAGGTTGGCGAAGTAGTCCTTGTTCTTGCGCTCCGGCACCATCTCGCCTTCCGGGTCGTGCACCGACCCGGAGCCGCGGAACGGCTCGTCGTTGATCGGCCGCTTGCCGATCGCGATTCGCTGCTCGTTGATCACGCGCGCATCGCCGCGCACGCCGGCGCCGAGTCCGTCGGCGTCATAGTCGAACGACTCGTAGCCGAGCTCGTCGCAGATGCCGAACGTCTTCTCGACCGTCTCGTAGATGTCGCCGCCTTGGCCAGACCACGAACGCAGGAAGTTCAGCAGGAAGCCGTAGCGGCCCGCGAACGCGTTCTTGTCCTTGCCCTCATCGGCGACATCCAGCCCGCCGCGGCGCGTGCCGCTCGGCTCGATGCGGAGCTTCAGGTGCGCGCCGATCGCGGCCTGCACCCATGCGGACGGGATCACGACGCCCTCGACGGACGCCGCGTAGTTGATGTCGATTTCCTGCGCGACGACGACCGGATCGAGCTCGGCGCATTGCTTTGCGTACCAGGCGTCGTCCTTGCGCGGATCATCGCGCCAATGGAACGTGAAGACCCGTACCTTGCCGCTGTGCCGGCGCTGCGCAAACGAGTTCCCCATACCGTTCGGAGTGGAGATATCCTGCCGGCAGTTGGTCGTCGCCGACAGCGACGCGTCGACCAGCTGCGGCCGCTCGAGGAACGCCGACTCGTCAACGATGTAGAAGCTGGCACGATCTCCGCGGCCGATGCCGTCGCCCGACTCGCCGGTGATCACCGACCCGGTGTCCGGGAAGATGATCCGCATGTGCGGCGCGTGCGTGCCGATGTCCCACGAACCGCGGAACTCGGCGGGCAGCAGCCGCAGGAACTCACGCGCCTTCCAGAACAGACTCTTCGGCGAGCCGATCTTGTCGACGTACTCTTCCTTGCGCGAGCCGAAGCCGGCCGCAACCCCCTCGTGGAACAGGCAGATCGTGTCGGCCAGCCCCACCGTAAGCCACGACATGCCCATGTCCCGGGTCTTCTCGGTGATGCCGGGCTGCTGCGCCTTCCAGCGCTCCATGAACCACTGGCACCATTCCTCCTGCTTGGGAAACAGCAGGAACGGGATCGTCGCCGGCAGCCCGCGCTCGACGTTGCGCGGATCGAACGTCATGCCCCAATCGATGATGAACTGGGCCGGGTTGTCGCGGTAGAACGTGCGCAGCGCCGGCAGCACGCCGGGGTTCGCGCGGATGCGCTTCAATCGCTCCGCCCGCCATTCGAACACCTGCACGTAGTCCGGTGCGCGGAAGTCGAACGGGAACGGGATGGGCATGCTACGGGTTCATCAGCGTGGCGTAGATCTTCGCCGCCTCCTGTGGGTCGTTCGTCACAGTGGAGATCGCGGTGATCGGGCCGCCCCCTTTGCCCGTATGCTCGAGCCGGTGACGGTTCGTGAACGCGTCACCGGCCTCCTTCGCAGCCTGCTCGAGCAGGGCCGCCATCAGGGGCAGGTTGCCGCGCTCTTCAGCCTTGTCGACCGCGCTTGCGAGCTTGCGCAGGCGCACCGCGCGATGCGCGATACCGATGCGCGACGTGTCGGACAGGAATTCCTCGCGCGTGCGCTCGAAGATCTCCCGGTACTTCTTGCTGAGCGTCGAGCCGGCGCGCTTCGTCGGGTCGTACCGCTCGCACTGCTGCGGCGACACCTCGACGCCGAATTCCTCGCGCACGGCCTTCGCGACGCGCGAGATCGTGTCGAAGCATGCGAGCGACTGGACGATGTACACCTTGATCGCGTCGGGAAGTGCTGCCATATCGGAAAAACGTTCGGTTACGCGGCCCGCAGAATGCAGGTTCCGCAAGCGCGCGCGATGTCGGCATGGCCGACTTCCGGCGCGCGGCGGGCGGCGTCGACCAGCTTCGCGGTGTCGCCGGCGCCACCGCCCGCGCCGTAGCGCCTGACGATGCCGACGAATTCCTCGACATCGTGCCCGCGGATGCCAAGCTTCGGCATGCCGTCCTTCGTGAAAGCCGGCGCGCCGAACTCGTCGGTGCGCTGGCCGATGTGATACAGCTCGTGCTCGACCAGCGCGCACCATTCGATGTCGCTGCACTCGCGCGCGTAGTGCGCGTCGAGCGTTATCAGGAAGGCAGGCACGCGGCCGAACCATTCGCAGAGCTGCTGCTCCTGCCTGGCGCGCTGCCAGCCGCCGGCGCGGATCATCACCTCTTCGCACTGGCCGACAACGCGGCGCATCTGGCGGACGTTCTCGACAGCCGCCCAGAGGTAGGCGACGTCGGCATCGATCAGGTGCGCGTGGTCCGGGTTGTGCAGCTGCGCTCCGTCGCGCAGGAGCGTGTGGTGCACCCAGTCGTTGACGCCATCGGCTGGCGCGAGGTAGCGAAACCAGTTCGAGCCATCGAAGAGTGCTTGCGGCGGCATGGGCCGGCTGCTGCCTGCTGCCACCTTCTGCTCCCGAGCCATGTCGTTCAGCCTGAAAAGTTCGTGCCGGTCTATTCCCGGCTGCCATCCGCGTTGCACGGCGAGCGGGGATCACGGCACCGGATTGGGCCGCGGCGGGATGTCGAATAACGCCTCGGCCGCGCGGCGCTCGGCGCTCGGTTCACTTCGCGCGGCATGCCGGCGCCTCGCGCGCGCCTCGGCTTCCTGCTTCGCCTCCAGCACCAGCATCGGATCGCGATACATGCGAGATTCGAAGATGCGGAAACCCATGGCGGCGCTCCAATGCAAAAAGCCCCGTGGCTATCGCCTACGGGGCTTTGTATCCTCGCGACTATACCTCCCAACTGGGAGGCAAAAGCTCACGCGCAAGGCGGAATCGGTAATCTGCCGAGGATCATAGAGCAAATTCCGACGGTTTACAACCGCTCGACGCAATTTTTCCGATCACCGAGTCAGCCGTGAGCTTCACGAGGCTCTGCGAGATCGCGCGGTGCGCCTCGGCGAGCACCAGCTCGAAGCGGCGGCCCCGAAGGATCGCGCCGTGCACCTTGCGCATCCGTGTCTGCACCTGGTCGGGGGCCATGCGCCAGACGTACGTGTACTTCAGCACCCACTTCGCCACGTGGTTCGGCATCACCGACCAGGCTGCCTCGACAAGCCAGCCGTCCTTCTGCTCCGGCGGGATCGTCATCTCTGCGAGCGCCTTGTCGCGCAGCGCGACGTGCAGGCGCGCCCACTGCGCGCATACCTCCGGTTTGAACCGCGGCGAGCGGACCGTGCTGCCCCAGTTGTCGAGGCGCTCCTCGATGCTCTGGAATCGGCTCATCGTGCACCCCGCGTCGTCATCGCCAGCGCCTGGTGGCTGCCGAGCCAGCCGGCATACCCCGTGAGATGGCTCGTGAAGTCAGGGCGGATCCGCGTGTCGATGTGCTGGTCGCCGCCACAGGTGCCAGCCAGCGAGAACAGCCGGCCGCGCTTCGAACCTTTGACGTCGACGCGCGTCACCGCGCGATCGCTCGCGAGCAGCTGGCGGACCGTCGATACCGGCACATCCGCATTGCGCGCGAGATCGTGCGCAGTGTAGCGCTGGCCGGCCTTCATGACCGCCAGCACCGTGTCGAGGGTGATTTTCGTGGTTTTCGTCTTCAAAGGGCCCTCCCTATGCTCGCTGCAGGTTCAACGTCGCGACAACGTAGTCGCTCCAATCCGTGGCGTTCACGCGCCGATTGCCGGGTTGATGCCGGCCATTCACTCGAATTCCTCCCGATGCCATCCGCCCCCGTCGCGTGCCGCCCTCGGCTTCACGGCGATGAACCGGAACGGGTACATCTCTGCGGCAACCTTGATCTTCACGCGCGCGTCGTCCTGCCAGTGCCCCTTGACTTCGTGCGCTTCGAGCTGGCCGCTCGCGAGCATCACGGCGAAGTCCGGCGTGTAGAACGTGTTGTCGGCCAGTCGCAGCTTCATCCCCTCAAACCGATACCAAGCGACCTCGCCGGCCTGCTTACGCGCCTCGAGGTGATCGGCGTAACGCTGCTCGGTCTTGTTCATCGCGCCGGCCTTCAGTCGGCCGAGCGCCTGCATGCGCTTCTTCGCCGTAGCGCCGGCGGACATGCCCAGTTGCGTCATGCCGTCACCTCGTCTTCGATGTCGCCGGTCACGGGCACGCCATTGATCGGGCGCAGCCACGCGTCTGGAATCCGGAATTCGCGGGCGTCGATCTTTCTACCGGTCGCACGGCATTCGAGGAAGCACCCTTCGGGCACGCCGACCATCCAGCACGGCGTCCCGTCAGGACGGTCGCTGCGTCGGCGAACGTCGACGACGAGGCCCAGTGCCGTGGAGCCGCTGTCGCGCACGATGTACGCCAGATCCCCCGGTTTGCAGTTCATCGCCCTTCCCCCAGAAGCGCGCCGGCCGCCACGGGGCCGGCAGAGTTGCGGAACGCGCGGTTGTGGTCGTCCCACCACGGGCCGTCGCCAGCCTCGTCGAGCACGCGCAGCTTGAAATCGAACGGCGGCTCTTCGGCGCCCTGCACGATGCCTAGCGACCGACCGTGCTCGACGATGCCCGTCCATGAGCGCCACCAATCGCCGGCGGCACGGCTTCCGGCCGCCGGGCGCGCGGTGCGTACCGCGAGCAAATCGCCGAGGATCAGGTCCAGCAAGCCGACGTTGAGCGGCTGCCCGCTGCCCTCGCACTCACGGCGCTTGCGACCCGTTGCGATCGCAGAGCGAACGTCATCCGCCGTTGCGCCGCGCGCGAGCCAGCTGGCCAGCCGTGTGTCATCGGCGGCGAAGCCGACCCCCTCGGCGAGAAGGATCTCGAAGAAGGCGGCGGCGGCGTTCGGCGTGTCATCCGCTACTGCCTGTGCTGTGCCGCCGCCGCTGTGGTTTACATATCCTTCTCTATCTCCCTCTCTCTTGCGATCGGGGGGCGAATCGGGGGGCGATACTTCAGTTGATCGGGGGGCGATCGGTTTGCGATCGCGACTCGAATCGGACACGATGTCTCGGACCTGCTTTTTCCGGAGCCATTCCGATTGCGGGGCGATCGATTTAAGCAGGCCCGCGGCCTCGATGATCTGCGCGCGCACCGAGTCGGTATCGACCTCGATGCCCCACCGCTTCGCGTTGCCAGCCGAGCCGGACAGGCTGCTGGTCAGCTTCGAGATCCACGCCTCGAGCACCTTCTCGGCGACGACCGGGTGATAGAGGCGACCATCCGCGCACTTCACCCAGCCGCGCAAGGCGTGATCCTTCACGCGCTTCCAGCTCTTCGACTGAGACAGATGCGCGAGCATCCGATCATCGGAAGGCAAACTCGCGGCGGGGATCTGGTGCCAGCTCTCGAGCCACAACGTGATCGCCGCCGCCCGCTCGTCGCCGCTGCCAAGGATCCACGTCTCGGACGTGAGGAGACGCTTCACCTCGAGCGGCATGAACGGGAAATCGCGCAGATTGCAGTCTTCAGGGGTGAGAGGATTCGGGAGTTCGCTCACGCTGCCTCCAAGATTGCTTCGAGCACGTCGCGTGCGACTACCGGCGGAACTGCGTTGCCGAGCATGTGCATTGCGAGTCGGTGCTGCTTCGGCAGGATGTAGTCGATCGGGAATGACATCGCATCGCGCGCTTCCTCTTTCGTGATCATGCGCATGCGAGCGCCATCGATCACCGCCCACCGGTCGCGCGTTGTGATAGTGCCGATGGGGCGATCGAGGCTACGACCGGTCGCGCCCGAGCCGCTTCCGTAGTACGGCGCGACGAAGCGCTTGCCGTGTGCTCGTCGGCCGTTCCAGATTCGATGCAATGTCGCCCACGACCGGCTCGGCTTCCCGATCGGCGACCAATTGCCAGCGTTGAAATCGATGATCTTCGACACCGGCACATGCTCACGCCGGGGCAACTGCAGCATCAGCGGCCGCGCGCTGCGAGTCAGGACGAGGATCAGCCGTTTCCGATGTTGTGGAACGCCATGATCAGCGGCATCGACAATATGCGGGGCGACCTGATAGCCAAGCGCCTGTACCGCGGCGAGCCATGCCGGATAGAGCTGCCACTGTACGAACTCGGGCACGTTCTCGACGACTCCCACTTGCGGCCGGTGGTATTCGAGCGCGGACACAACGGCCCATGCAGTCGAGCGACTGGCGTCGTGCTGCGGGTTGTTCGCCGCCTTGCCGCGCGCGCGGCTATGCCCTTGGCAGCACGGCGCAGCGAGGAGAATGTCGTGCGCCGGGACTTGCGACCAGTCGGCCTGGTGCAGATCCTGCGTGACATGTGTCGCGCCTGGATGGTTCGCCGCATGAATTTCGACGGCGGCCGGCCAGTGGTTCGCTGCCCATACGACGTCGAGACCCGCCATCATCGCGCCCGTCGAGAAGCCGCCGGCGCCAGCGAAGAGATCGATCGCTTTCACGCCTGCCCCTCTCCGTCATCCGTCCCCGGTTGGCCCAACTTGGGACGCCTCTCGAACTCGATGACGAGCGGGTGCATCTCGCCGTACGCGCCGCGCAGCACCTGAATTCCCAGGAAATCGGTAATCGCGACGCCTTCCGCCGCTGCCCTCATCGCCAAATCGGCCGCTTCAGCCACCGGCAGCAGAACTGCCTGCTCCACGCGGCGACCCGTCATGCATTCACCCGTGGGCCGGACTGTCCCAGGTCGGCACTGACGCCCGCGAGCTGCACGGGCAAAGTTCCGACCACGCCGAACAGCGCCACTTCCGCGATGCGGTTGAGCGCGGCGGAGTCGGAATCGATGCCGTGCAGCTGCTTGTAGAACTGCAGCGCGTCGTAGACGCGATCACGCAGCCGCGTTTTCACTTCGTTTCGGAATTCGGCTCGTCTTGACATGACGATCACCCCGTACTTATTGGAAAGAAATGCTGATGTTTTTCACTTCGTGCCCTTCTGCGCACCGCACCGCTCCGCGTGAAGTTCCATCACGCGGCTTGCGATCGCATACGACACCCGTGTGCCTCGCGCACCTCTGAGGAGTGCGGAAATCAAGGACTGCGAGCACGGAACGAGACCGGCTAGCTGAGATTGGGTGAGCCCCGAACCCAAGAGGTCGGAGACGGCTTTTTGGATGTCCATGCCCCAGTATCACATTTGTGTTTATGGCGGTCAACACAAATCGAATGGGGTGTTCTATTACGATTGTGATATGTACACGCTAGCCGACAGACTGAAATGGGCACGCTCCCGCGCACGCCTATCCCAAGAGGAACTGGGGGAAAAAGCCGGGGTATCCCAGTCGACAATTGGGAACCTCGAAGCTGGAACCCGCAACAGCGCTCGCCGACTGCCGCAGATTGCGGCAGTGCTGGGAGTGAACGCGCTCTGGCTCGCCGAAGGAAAAGGCGAACCGATCGCAAATGCCGAGTCGAGCGAAAGCTACGATGTGGCGATCGCAGCTGCAACCGATGCTGCACGCTCACTCATCGGCGCCATTCTCAAGGCTGATAAGGCCGGCGAACCGGCCCAGACGTTCACATTGATGCAGCGGATGCTTCCCGATCCTGACGAGCCATTTGACGTAGAGACTCCGCTCCCTTGATCGGGGTGAGATTGCAATCGCGCATCAGTGCGCGCCGTCTGCTCATGACGACGCCCGTGACCGCCCCGGGCGCTTCAATTCCCGGCCCCTGAAGCTCAGTAAGCCAGTCATGGGGACCTTCCAGACAGCGCTCGACCACCCTCACGAGAAGCCCGATCCTTTCGGCCACGCCGCACCTGGTCACAATCGCTAGATCCCCCGGCTTACACCGCAGTTCGCCCGCCCTCATCTCTCGATCCATTCCCACCCTCGCTCTTCGTCGCCGCAAATACTGTATGCATGTACAGTAGTTTAATCTCAGATTTGGGGCGCTTTCAACTGGTGTCAGCAGGCGCTTAACGAACCTGGTCAGACGACCATCGGGGCCGCCCGCCTGGGCCTGTTACAAATTCGCGCCCAGAAAAATCACATTCGTGTTGACTCTTCAAATCACATATGTGATTATCCATCTCACCGCAGCACACAATGCGCTGCGCCACCGCCCAGGCGGGTCGCTCTTTAACAACCGAAGGTATGCCGGGACCGCGAGAGCGGAGCAACCGGCCGGCGTGATCTGCGTCGTGAGTCGGGACGGACGCTGCGGAAGACCGCAGCGCGCCGAGAGAACCTGATGCAAGACAGCCAGCAACACGTGTCCGATGGCGTGGTAATCGGCACAGAACCTCGCGCGGCCCGGAGCCGGCACGACCGGGTGTAGCCGGGCGCGCGAGCGAAGCAGTCTTGACCGGCGGCGGTTCGAAAACCCGAGGCGTCGTCGGTGAAGGCTGCTCCAACGAGCAATTTTCGCTGTTTCACACCCCAATTTACTTAGTAGTTCTTCATTTCTGGAGTCTCTATGAGTACGATCAGCGCGACTGCCGTAACCCTCCCGGAACTTGCCGAAGGCGAACTCTACGCCGGCATCCTGATCGGCAAGGACGGCGCACCGAGTCAGCACATCATCCTCCTGCCGGGCGCAGCGGACGAGATCAACTGGGACGACGCCAAGACGTGGGCTGCATCGATCGGCGGCGAACTGCCGACGCGCCGGGAACAGGCCCTGCTCTACGCGAACCTGTCGGAGCAGTTCGAACGCGACTGGTACTGGAGCGGCGAAGCGCATCGCGAATCCGGCTGGGCGTGGTCCCAGGACTTCAGCGACGGCTACCAGGGCCACTACCACCAGCGCGACGAGTTGCGCGCCCGCGCCGTCCGCAGATTGTCGATTTAACCCTTCGTCCATTCTTGATGCATGGAGGGCGCAATGCACACGAACCTTCGCGCAGCCAGCAATGTTCGCGCTCTCCCCGCTCGCGCAGATGCGCGCGTGGATCGCGAGCAGGCTGAAGCTGACGATGCGGCCCTCGCGCGCGACGAGCGCAATGAAGCAATCGCGGACGGCGTCACCTTCGACGGGCTTCAAATCTCTACCGTCGAGTGCGCAGTAATCGACGCCGCGCTGGCGCGCGCTCGCATCGAGGATGTCTACACGGTCTGGAACATCCTCGTCGCCGCACGCAACACCGAGATCGCGCGGCGCATCGCCGCAGCCGACATCGCCGAATCACATCCGCTCGCGATGACGTACTGCTCGCAGTGCGGCGCGGCGCTCGGCCTCGGTGCTTCCGGCGTAAGCCATTGCAGCGATCACCGCGCTGCCACGCCGCGCATGCTCCTCGGCACCTGATGAGCGCATCCACATCCGAGGGAACCATGAGCCAGTTCGCACGCGACCTGCTGGAGCTGCGTCGCGATTTCCCGTCGTCCCCGGAGCTGCGCCGCCTCGCGCTGAATCTCATCGCGCCAGGCGTCGCGAACATGCTCGGCGGGATTTGAAGACCAACCACACACCGAGGGACCACATGGGACAGATCAAGCACACGCGCGGGCCGTACCACATCAGCGGCACCGGTCGAAATCTGCATATCGGATCAATGCATTCTCCGATGGTTCTCGCCTCTCTCAATGAGGTGCATGTCGATACGCCGGCGAACGCGCAATTGTTCGCTGCAGCGCCTGATCTCGCCTCCGCACTGAATCTCGTCGCCTCGAAGGTCGTCCTGACGTCCGGCATGCGCGCCGTGGTCGACGCGGCGCTCGCGAAGGCGGGCTACAGCGCGCCGGAGCCAGTGCGGCATTTCACGATCGCGGGGGTGGATTGATGAGCAGGCGAGATTACCCGCGCATCGGAATGGATCGAAAGCGAAAAGGCACGAAGCTTTGCAGCTGCTGCAAAAGTCAGGCGCAGTGGCAGGTCGAGTTTCAGGTCAACTGGTTTCGCGGAGACGACGAATGCTTCCTGCTATGCGACACACATCATGAACTCGTCAAAGACATGAACCTAAGCGAACTGCTGCTTCTGAGGTCCGAAGAGAACGCTCGGCGCCGTACAAGCCAGAAGGTGGCGTCGTGATGCGCACCCTCTCTCTCCACCGCCCGACGGCGGACAACGCACTGCTGCGCGCCGCCGCGCGCGGTCCGCGCCTGCGCTACGCGATCGAAGGCTCGGTCTGGGCTGCGTCATTCGGCGTCGTGGTCGGCGCGCTCTGGTTTGGCGTCGCCCTGGCTGGACCCTACCTGCGGAGTCTCGGATGACGCCCTTTGACTACCTCGGCGCGCTGCTCGAGCGTATCCACGAATGGAGTCCCATAGCCGGATACCTTGCAGCGCTCGCAATCGCTGCGGGCTGCACGCTCCTGCTCGCCCACCTCAACACAGACGGATCGATCGTTACGAGGTCCACATGAGCCGCTTCACCGATCACGCCGACCTCTTCGAGCGACGGCATCCGCGCGCCGCGCGCGCACTCGTCGTCGCGATCCTCATCGCGGTCGCGCTTCTCGCCGTCGCCGTCGACAGCGTCATGAAGGCTTTCGGCATCCAGTAACCCCGCCTCATCCATCCGAGAGGATCCACGAAATGAGCACTATCGCACTTCAAGCCACCTTCCCCGCGCCCGATCTGAGCGAGGGCGAGAACTACATCGGCGTGATCGCCAACACGGCGGGCGAACTGCACCACGTCGTATTGCTGCCCGGCGACAACGAGGACGCCAGCTGGCAGGACCAGATGGATTGGGCGAAATCGATCGGCGGTGACCTGCCGACCCGGATCGAACATCTGTTCCTGCTGGCGAATCATCGTGACCAGTTCGAGCGAGATGCCTACTGGTCGAACGAGCCGGACACCGACCCGGGCTATTCCGGCTGGGCGTGGTGCCAGGGCTTCAGCGACGGCACCCAGGACATCTACCGCCAGGGCGACGAGTTGCGCGCCCGCGCCGTCCGCAGATTGCCCATTCAGTCCTTTGGTAATTCGGACAGCGCAGCCCCCTGCAGCAGCGAGGTGTCGGCATGAGCGCCATCGAAATGAAGCCGGTCGAGTCGTCGCAGATCCACAGCATCGGCTACGACGCCGAATCCGAGACGCTCGCGGTCCGCTTCAAGGGCCGAGCTGGCGAGCCGACGTCGCTGTACCACTACTCGAAGTTCACGCAGGCGAACTTCGACGCGATCAGGACCGCCGACTCGATCGGCTCGCACTTCTACAGGAACATCAAGCCGTTCAGCGACCGATTCCCGTACGAGTGCATCGAGAAGATGCCAGCGCCGACGCAGCCTGATGCAGATGGTGCAGCATGACCGCTTCCGTGTACACCGTTCGCGCCTCGAGCTGGGGCGCACTTTTCGACTGCGCCTACAGGTGGGAGGGCATCCACCTCCTGAAGATGCGCAATGTCGTTGGCCTGCGCGCCGCGCTCGGCACGGCAATTCATGCCGGCACTGCCGCATTCGATCAGGGTCGCCTCGATGGCTCCGGCCTGACCGTCGACGACGCGGCCGGCGCATTCGTCGACAAGCTGCACGACCCCGAAAACGAATTCGATCCAGCGCGCGACGACCTGAGCATGTCGGACGCTGAGCGCATCGGCCTGTCGCTCACGACGAAGTACTGCCTCGAGATCGCGCCGCGCTACAACTTCATCGCGGTCGAGATGGAGACGCAGCCACTCGAAATCGACTGCGGCGGCGGAGTCATCGTGCGCCTGACCGGCACGATGGACCGCGCTCGTGTGCGCCGCTCGTCGGCCGGCGTCGGCATCGCAGACCTGAAGAGCGGTTCGTCGGCCGTGCAGAAAGGCGTCGCCGTCACGAAGGGCCACGGCCCGCAGATCGGCACATACGAGCTGCTGTACGAGCACACCACCGGCGACCAGATCGGTGACACGGCCGAGATCATCGGCCTGAAGACGAAGGGCACGCCTGAGGTCGCGACTGCACCGATCGCGAACGCGAAGCGCGTGATGCTCGGCACCGAGGACACCCCCGGACTGATTCAGTTCGCCGCCGACATGTTCCGGTCCGGCCGCTTCTACCCCAATCCGAAATCGCTGCTGTGCGACCGCAAGTACTGCCCGCGCTACGGCACCTGCCAATTCCACGATTGACGAGGCTCCCCCAATGAACGCACCCGTTCAACTTCAAAACGTGAAGGCCGCCGGCGGCGCTGTCTCGGCGATGCCCGACCAGGCCGTCGACATGTTCACCGAGCGCGGCTTCATGCTCGCGAACCGCATCGCCAAGGCCTACGCAAGCAGCGACGCTGTGCCCGCGCAGTTCCGCTCACACAACCTGAAGAAGGTCAATGGCGAAGAGCACTGGGTCGAGAATCCCTCAGCAATCGGCAACTGCCTCGTCGCGATCGAGGTCGCGCGTGCAGTGCGCATGTCGATCACTGCGGTGATGCAAAACGCAGACATGATCGAGGGCAAGCTTCGCTGGTCCGGCAAGTTCGTGATCGCCGCGATCAATGTCTCCGGCCGATTCACGCCGCTTCGCTTCCAGATGGTCAACCGCGGCCGTATCAAGGCTTCGTACAAGGAAAAGACCGGCTGGGATCGCGAGGCGCGGCGCCCGATTTTTGCCGACCGGGAGGTCGAGGTGGACGATGTCGAGTGCATCGCGTGGGCACTCCCGAAGGGCATCCCCGAACCGCGCATCACCCCCGAGGATCTGCGCAAATACCAGGGGCGCATGCTCGACCTCTACAAGGCGATTGGCATGCCCGTGATCGAGTCGGCACCGGTGACCATGAAGATGGTCGTCGAAGAAGGCTGGTACGGCAAATCCGGATCGAAATGGCAGGGCGAAATGCGCGCGATCATGTTCCAGTACCGCACCGGCAGCTTCTTCGGGAACATCCACGCGCCGGACATCGTTATGGGCATGGGCCGCACGACCGAAGAAGAAATCGACATCGTCGACGTCAATGCCGACGGATCATATTCCGTCAACCGCACGACTCTCGACGAGCTGCGCGAGCGCGCGCCGGCCGCGGAAGAAGTGCCGCGCACCGCCACGCCGGCCGGTCACGCGACCGCTACCGAGCCGGCGACCGACGCCGCGTCGTCTGAACGCGAAGAAGCCGGCGCGCCGCCGGCCGCCGACAGCCAACCGGGCGGGTTCGACTTCGACGTCAGCGGCCTCGTGCACGGCATCCGCGAGGACATCGAATCCGCGAAGACCCCCGAGGATCTCGACCTGGCGCGCAGCGCGATCGCCGGCGTGCCGGACGAAACCGCCAAGGCCGAGCTGAACGCCTTCGCCTCGGCACGCATGCGCGAGATCACTGCCGCCGCCGAGCAGGCAGCCGGCGGCACCACGGCAACCCAGACGACTGCGCCGGCCGGGCGCCGCGCCCGCGCGCCGATCAGTGCCGATTAACTGGAGCAGAACATGAAGATCACCGATGTCTACGTCTCGAACGTGCTCGGGATCCGCGCGGCCGACGTGCGGCTCTCGAAACCGGTCGCCCTCTTCGTCGGCCCGAACGGCGCCGGCAAGAGCAGCCTGCAGGAAGCCGTCCGCATGGCACTCACCGGCGACACGGTACGCGTCGCCCTGAAGAAGGAATACGGTTCGCTGGTCACCGAGGGCGCGGACACCGGCCAGATCGTCGTCGCGTGCGGCGAGCACGCGAACAGCGTCGCCCTGCCCGCCGGCAAGATCAAGCGCGAAATCGCAGAGGATCCTCGCCTGCCGCTGGTGCTCGACGCGCAGCGCTTCGCGCACATGACGGCGACCGAGCGCCGCGCGTTCCTCTACGACCTGATGGGCGTGAAGATCGGCCTCGACGAAATGCGCGCGCGGCTGCTGGACAAACTCGGCCTGCGCGCCGACGCGCTGCCGGCGCCGGCCGCCGCGCGGCTCGCGGCGATCACGCCGATGCTGCGCGCCGGCTTCGACGCGGCGCACAAGGAAGCGGCGGACCGCGCGCGCGGCGCGAAGCAGTCCTGGCGTAGCGCGACCGGCGAGACGTACGGCAGCCAGAAGGCAACGACGTGGCGGCCGACGATCGTCGAGTTCGACGAGGTCGCGCTGCGCAAGCTGACCGCCGACCGCGCGGCGATCGACGACCAGATCGGCGAGCTGCAGCAGCAGATCGGCGCCGCCGACGCGGCGGACACCGCGGCGCGCACGCGCGCGGCGAAGATCGCCGACCTGCGCACACGCGCCGCCGGCTACGCGAAAGCGGCCGAACTCGCGCAGTTCGCAGATGCCCAGGTCGCCGAATTTCTGCCGAAGGTCGAAGCGCTGCGGGTGCGCGCCGGCGCGGCGCAGACGGGCGCCGAGTGCGCGTGCCCCGAGTGCGGCGCGCTGCTGCGCTACCTGAACGGCGTGCTGTCGGCGGCGGCCGCTGCTGGCGTGCGCGACGAGGATGCAATCTCGAAGCTGCCCGAGTACGAGCAGGGCTTGAAGACGCTGCAGAACGCCGCGGCGAACCGCAAGCGCGACCTCGAAGCAGCCGACTCGGCCGCGACGCAGCTGCGCGCGCTCGAGGACGACGCGGAGGACAGCGGCGCGGCCGCCGCGCGCGAGAGTGGCGACGCGGCACGCTCGGAGCTGGCCGACCTGCAACGCCGCCGGAAGCAGTTGGACACCGACATTACGACGTTGCGCGAGATCGAGCGCCGCGCCGCCGGCGCCGCGAATCTGGCGAAGACCGCCGCCGCGCTGCACGACGACGTCGCAGCGTACGAGGCGATCGCCAGCGCGCTCGCGCCGGACGGCATTCCGGCGGATCTGCTGCGCGAGGCGCTGACACCGGTGAACGAGCAGTTGACGGCGCTGGCGGAAATGTCCGAATGGGCCGACGTCACGATCACGCCGGAGATGGAAATTCTCGCCGACGGTCGCGCATACGCGCTGCTGTCGGAGTCGGAGCGCTGGCGCGCCGACGCGCACATCGCCGCCGCTATCAGCCACTTCTCCGGCCTGAAGCTGCTCGTGCTCGATCGCGCGGACGTCGTCGTCGGACCGGAGCGCGACCGCCTGCTCTACTGGCTCGATGACCTCGCCCACGCGGGCCAGATCGATACGGCCCTGGTGTTCATGAGCCTCAAGGCGGCACCCGGCAGCCTGCCGGACGGCATCGAAGCATTCTGGGTCGAGAACGGCCACGTGGCGGCCGCCGCGCCGCGCGCCGTCCGGGAGGCGGCATGAGAGAGGACATCGAACGCTACCTCCGAGAGACGTCGGAGGCGACCGCGAAATCGATCGCCAGCGGAACCGGATTTCCGTGGATCGACATCACGAAGGAACTGGGCCGGATGCTCGGCAACGGAATCGTCGAGCGCGAAAAGCGCGCCGGCGGCGGCAACGAGTACGTGTACTGGCTCGCGCGCGGCGACGCGACCGCGTCGCAGACCGGCGCTCCGACGGCCGCGCAACCGACTGAGCCGCAAGCGCCGGCTATCACGTCGATCAGCCTCGCGCACGATCCGAACGTCGCCATCCTCGACACGACGCGCGTCATCGCCAACCTCCGCGGCGACATCGAGCGCCTCACCGCCGAGCGCGACTTAGCTCGGCAGGCGGCGGACACCTGGCGCACGAACGCCGCGACGCTCGAGGCGCGCATTGACGAACTGACGCTCGGCCCGATCGGTGCCAGCGCACCGCTGTTCGTGACGGTCGGCCGCGCCTGCAAACCGCAGCACCACGACTCGCTCGAGAAGGCCCAAAAGCGCGGCCGCATGCTCGTGCGCCGCGGAAAGGAATCGGAAGTCCTCGTGCTCGAGCCGGTCGGCCGGATCGTCCGCGGAACGGAATGGATGCCCCGCTAACCCATATCGGCACAGCCACGCCGAAACAGCCTCGGAGTGGCGGCTTTGGGGCGGCCTGTACGCGCGCCCGTCTTTTGCTCAACAGCGTCACCCTTCATCCAGGAGAAACCATGCAGATCCAGTTGCCCCCGCTCGCCGAAGGCGAGGTCTACCTCGGCGGCCTCGTCGACGCGAACGGCGATGTCACGCACACCATCCTGCTGCCCGACGATACTCGCGCAACGTGGTCGAAAGCGCTCGATTGGGCGAAGAGCATTGGCGGCGACCTGCCGACCCGTGCCGAGCTCGCAATCGCGTACTCGAAGCATCGCGACCTGTTCGAACAGCGCGCGTATTGGTCGAACGAAGTGGTCGCCGATGATCCCGGCTGGGCGTGGTGCCAGTACTTCCGCTACGGCGGCCAGAACAGCAACCTCCAGCGCTACGAGTTGCGCGCCCGCGCCGTCCGCAGATTGTCGATTTAACCCTTCAGTCATTTCCCAACGGAGCAAGCAATGACGATCACGCTCGAGCAGATCGAGGCGGATCACGCGCGCATCGGCGCGCTGATCGACGAATTCAAGAAGCAGTCGCAGGCGACGGAATATCGCATCGAGGCCACCACGATCCCGCTCGCGGCCGGCGAGCGGTTCGCAGGCCCGATCCTGGACGACGACGGCATGCTGAGTCACTACCTGATCCTGCTGCCCGGTGATGCAGAAGATCTGACATGGGAGCGGGCCCGTGAATGGGCCGAGCAGCGCGGCGGCGAGCTGCCGACGCGCCGCGAGCAGTCGCTGCTGTTCACCAACCTGAAGGGCGAATTCGAGGAGACGTGGTACTGGTCCGCCGAGCAGCACGAGGAGAACTCCGGCTGGGCGTGGTACCAGACCTTCAGCAACGGCGACCAGAACGGCATCGGCCCCCAGAACAACGAGTTGCGCGCCCGCGCCGTCCGCAGATTTATCCCTTCGGCAATTTGACCATTTAATCCATCGTGGCCCTGCACACCCAACTCCCGATCTATCGAGCGGCCTATGGGCTGCTCGACGACGTGACCAACCTGGTCAAGAACATGCCCCGCGACTTCAAGCGCAGCATCGGCGAGAAGATAAGCACGGAGTGCATCGAAATCATGGTGTTGGTGTTCCGCGCAAACGTCGCGGCAGACAAGGCACCTCACCTCATCGAATTGCTCGAGCGCCTGCAGGTGATCGATCTGCTGCTTCGTCTCAGCATGGACAAGCGCTTGATCGCCCGTGACGGTTACGCGGGGGCCATCGAGAAAACGACGAGCATCGGGAAGCAGGCCAACGGATGGAAGAACGCCGCATATCGCCCGCATCGTGGAGGTCAAGGCCGCCATGACTGAGCGATCTATCAATCTGGTCGTGCCGCTGGCTCACAAGGCCACCGCCATGCGCAATGAGGAAACCGGCCGCCGGCGTGCGGAAAGGTCCAGCGCAGTTTCCCAGCTGAGCAATCGGCCGGGCGACGTAGATAGCACGATACTTCCGGCTGGGCGTGGTACCAGAACTTCAACAACGGCAACCAGAACAACAACCACCAGAACAACGAGTTGCGCGCCCGCGCCGTCCGCAGATCGAGGGCCATTTTCGTTCGCCGAGTTGGTCGAAGCATATCTCGACTGCCGGCGAACGAAACGAAACAGCAACGCGGCGTTGGCGTTCGAGATGCGGCTCGAACGCAACCTGCGCCGCCTGTACGACGAGCTGGCCGACGGCAGCTACACGCCGGGCCGCTCGAAGTGCTTCGTGATCACGCGACCGAAGCCGCGCGAGGTATGGGCGGCAGCGTTTCGCGATCGCATCGTGCACCACCTGCTCTACAACAAGATCGGCCCGCGCTTCGAGCGATCGTTCATCGCCGACTCCTGTGCCTGCATCAAGGGACGCGGCACGCTTTACGCCGCGCATCGCCTCGAAGCGAAGGTGCGCTCGATCACGCAGAACTGGTCGCGGCGCGCGTTCTACCTGAAGTGCGATCTCGCGAATTTCTTCGTCAGTATCGACAAGCAAATTCTGCTCGACCTGCTGCTCGCGAAGATCTCCGAGCCCTTTTGGCGCGCGCTGACCGAGCGCGTGCTGATGCACGATCCTCGGGACGACTTCGAATACCACGGCGACCCGATGATGATGCAACTGGTGCCGCCGCACAAACGGCTGATGGAACAGGCGCCGCATCTCGGGCTGCCAATCGGCAATCTGTCGAGCCAGTTTTTTGCGAACGTCTATCTCGACGTGCTCGACCAGCGCGCGAAGCATGTGCTCGGCGCGCGGCACTACGTCCGATACGTCGACGACTTCGTCTTTCTGCACGACTCGCCGACGCGTCTGAACGAGATGCTCGCAGACGTGACGGCATTCCTGCCGGCGCGCCTCGGCGTGCGCCTGAATCCGCGCAAGACGATCATGCAGCCGATCGACCGCGGTGTCGACTTCGTCGGCCAGGTGATCAAGCCGTGGCGCCGTTCGACGCGGAAGCGCACGCGCAATGAAGCGCTGCGCCGCGTCGCCGATACGGCACCCGGCGACCTGATGCAGGTCGCGAACTCCTACTTCGGCCTGATGCGGCAAGCGTCGGCCAGCCATTACGACCGCGCGCAGCTTGCGAATATGGTTCGCGCTCACGGGCGCGCGGTCGACATCCATCTCACGAAGACCTTCCGAGGGACCGCATGAGCGAGAACACCAATATCGAGTGGTGCGACCACACATTCAACCCATGGGAAGGCTGCCAGAAGGTCAGCCCGGGCTGCGACCACTGCTACGCGGAGACGCGCAACGCGCGCTTTGCCGGCGGCACGGCGATCAATTGGGGCCCCGGTGCCCCGCGGCGGCGCACATCGCCGGCGAACTGGCGGAAGCCTCTCGTGTGGAATCGCGACGGCACGTTCTATGCGATCCACGGCCGCCGTCAGCGCGTGTTCTGCTCGTCGCTCGCCGACGTGTTCGACAACGCTGTCGATCCGGCGTGGCGCCGCGACCTGTTCGCGCTGGTCGCGCAAACGCCAAATCTCGACTGGCTGCTGCTGACGAAGCGGATAGGCAATGTCACGGAAATGCTGCGCGAGATCGGCGTCGACCGGTTGCCGGACAACGTCTGGCTCGGCGCGACGATCGTCAACCAGGCCGAGGCCGACCGCGACATCCCGAAGCTGCTCGCGGTGCCCGCGCGCGTGCGCTTCCTGTCGATGGAGCCGCTGCTCGGACGCGTGCGCCTCGACGCCATCCGCAGTCGGGATTGGGACGAGGATCTTCTCGTGAATGTGCTGACGGGATACGGCATCACGTCTCCTCGTCAGGAAGAGCCTCACAGAGTTATGAACGAGACGATCGACTGGGTGATCGTCGGCGGCGAAAGCGGCCCCGGCGCGCGGCCGATGCATCCGGCATGGGCGGCCGACCTGCGCGACCAGTGCGCGCGCGCCGGTGTGCCGTTCCTGTTCAAGCAGCACGGCGAATGGGCGCCCGGCTCCGGCGACTTCGGCGCAGGAAGATTCGAGACAGCGGCGATCGCGCGCGACGGCCGCGTCGCACCGAGCGGCTACCGCGCCGAAGACTACCCGGCCGGAGCTGAGAGCGGCGACGGCTGGGCGATTGTCCACCGCGCAGGCAAGCGTGCCGCCGGCCGGCTTCTCGACGGCCGCACGCACGACGAATTCCCGGAGGTACGATGAAGGAACGCCCTATCCTTTTCAGCGGCCCGATGGTGCGCGCCATCCTCGGAGGCCGCAAGACGCAGACGCGGCGCGTTATGAAGCACCAACCGCCCGACGACGTCGCGCCGATCACCATATCGCACTACCACCCGACGATCGTCGATCGACACGGCGAGGAAGCACCTGGCGCCGAGATCTTCGGCGCGTTCAGCGATGACGGCGAATGGGGATGCAAATCACCTTACGGTGAGCCCGGCGACAGGCTGTGGGTTCGCGAGACGTGGCAAGGGCCGCTCATTGAAGGTCGCGAACGCGACGCATATCTCGAAAGCCGGACGGACTTCCATTCGCCGAAGTACTGCGAGTACGCGGCCGACGGCGGCGCAGCACCGGAGTTCGTGACGTTCGACGACGAACTCGTCCAGCGCTGGCGCCCTTCGATTCACATGCCGCGCTGGGCATCGCGAATCACGCTCGAGATCACCGGCGTGCGCGCCGAGCGCCTGCAGAGCATCAGCGATCCTGACGCACGCGCCGAGGGCGTGACGATTGAAGACCACCACATGCACGGATACAGCGCTGGCGCCTATCGGCCGCCGAGCATCCGCGCCTTTCATGATCTGTGGGACGGCCTGAACGCCGCGCGCGGCCACGGCTGGGACGCTAACCCGTGGGTGTGGCGCATCGAATTCCGGAGGATCGGATCATGACCGAACGCCTTTTGAGCGAAGCCGATCTCGTCCGTGTGACCGGCAAGAAGCGGTACGGCAAACAGGCCGAGTGGTTCAAGGCGACGTTCGGGATCGACGTCGTCACGGCCGCGAATGGCGCCGTGATCATGACCTGGTCGACGTTCGAGTCGCTCCAGGCGAAGAAAGCCGGCCTCGCCGGCGATGCGCCCGGCACGCGCGAGCGGCCGGCCCTCCGATCTGTCCACCGAGCTGCATGAGCCCGAAGAGAAAGCTGCCGCTCCGCGTCTACGTCCGAGACGGCTCGTACTACTGGGTCCAGCCCTACATCGAACGCTGGAAGCGCCTGTGCCGCGTCTCGGACGGTGAGGTGCGCATGCTCGAGCGGCTCGCCGCGGAGAAGGCGAAGATAGAGCAGATCGACGGCACGGGCAACATCCCACACCTAGTCGACAAGTACGTACGGCTGCACGAGAAGGACCACAAGGAAAAGGCGTGGCCGGCCTACGGACGCTACGTGAAGCGCGGGTTCGCGGACGTCGACATCGATCAGATGGACGTGCCCTACGTCCGCCAGTTCCTCCGGGACAACTGGAAGGACAAGCCGCACATGCAGCGCGTGATGCGTGCATTCCTGTCCGGGTTCTTCGACTGGTGCATCGACCAGCGCCTGCTGACGACGAACCCATGCCGCGACGTGAAGCTGAAGAAGCCGAAGCCGCGCTCGACGCTGATCACGGGGGACCATTTCGCCGCGATCAGGGAATGCATGCTCACGTTCACGTACGAGCGCGGCGGGCGCCAGCTCACCGCCAGCGTGCCGACCGGCCCGATGATGCAGTGCTTCATCGACCTATGCTACTTGACCGCCCAGCGCTCAACCGAGATCCGTAATCTGCGGTGGACCGCCGACCCGCGCGATCCGGACAGCTGCTCATGGGTTGACCGCGCCGCCGGCGTGATCCACTTCCGCCCCTCGAAGACCGAGGATTCGAGCGGGGTATCGGTCGACTTCACGATCACGCCAGAGATTGACGCGGTGCTCGAGCGCGCGCGCGGCATCGGCCGCATCAAGGGCGTGCACGTGATCCACACGAAGCAGGGAAAGGCATATGCGGCGAACACCGTCCTGAAGGCATGGAAGGTGGCGAAGAAGCGGGCCGGCCTGGAAGACGTCCGGTACACGGTCAAGGACATCCGCGCGATGGCGCTGACGGACGCCGAGAACGCCGGATACGACATCGAGACGCTGAAGGAGGCAGCCGCCCATACGAATGAGGATCAGACCCGCGACTACATCAAGTCCAGAAATGTACCGACGAGCGAAGTTCGTCTATATGTACCACGGCGCGCGAGCGGCTAATTCTCCCCAAAAATTGCCTCTCGGTTGCCCGCAAACCCGCGCCAGAGCTTGCCCGTTTTGTGAGCAGAAATTTGGGGGCAACAGAGCGGGAAGCCTTGATGGGCAAGGCGTCAGGTAACTCTATGGGTTCTCATTTGGGATCAGAGGGTCGTAGGTTCGAATCCTATCGCTCCGACCAAGGAAATCAAGGGGTTACGGTTAATCGCCGTAACCCCTTTTCCATTTTTGGATTCTTGACCCCAACATTTCCCCCAACGGACCAGAATCTTGACCGGTTGCTGCCAGTATATGGGCGCGGTCAGGGTCGCTCTTGTCCAAATCGCGGGCATACGCCACGTTGGCGAGGGTCGCGGTGAAGATCAGTGCGCATGCAGCGAGCCTGGATAACTTCATCATCGACAATATTCGCGAAAGAAATGCGTGAAAGTTGATCCGCTTCAGGAAATCCGGACCGCAATTGGTGTTGGCGTCACGAATCGAATACGATGGAACCCCTTCCACCGCCCCCCCTCCCAACGACAT